TTGTTCCACTAAAGACAAACTCACAATTTGACTTTAAAGTTTGTATAGCTTTACTTAACTTTTCAAATTCTTTAATTTCTTCCATTACGCTGATATCTCCATAACAGTTAGTGAAGCTCTAGCATTATTAATCATAGCGTACCCTGTGCCAGAATAAGATCTACAATAAATTGCATATGTAATTTGACTTGTTGTATTTGGTGAATCAAGAAAAGCACCATTTACATTTACAGCAATAGAATTTGAACCAAATCCAAAACCCCAGTTTACATTACCAAGATTTGTACTATCTCTATAAAGTGTTCCAACAAAATGTGATCCCACTGCTGAATAAGTAGGTAATCCAAATAAAAGGGCAACTTTGTTAGATGATGATGCAGGTGTAATATCAACTGATACACCTGTCGTTACAAAACTTGTTGATGCTGTTGTTAATTGTGATGCCAGTGAAGCACCCAAAACTTGCAAAACTTTGCCACCCCCTGCTCCACTGACAGTTCCAGTAAAGGCAAATGTATCTGCTAAATTAATTCCATCAGCTTCAACTTTAGTTAAAGGCATTATCTACTCCTATGCGTATGGACTATCGCCTAATACAGAAGTATCCCATGCTGCTTTAAGCTTTGCGATTGTATCTGCATCAGTTATAGCTTTAGCTGCTGGTGCATCTCTGAGTGCTTTCTTTTTATTAACACTTGCAGTCTTTGCACTTGCGTCATCTGCTTCTAATGCTTTCATGTATACAACGTCTTCTGCTTCTAATAGTGGCTTTCTTACCTCTCTGATTTTATCTTGAAAAATCTTTTTAGCTTCAGTCATGTCTTCAGATATAACTTTACCATTAAGTTTCCAAGCACCTCTAAAGTGTCTATCAGAAGGAACAGTCACAGTAGAAGCATCTACAGTTGCTCCATCTTTATCTGTTATATATGTTTTGGTTGTCATGTTTGCTCCTTATGCTGCTTCGTTATCAATCTTCCAAGCATTACGCCATATTCTTGTGCTTGGCAGTTGATCTTTTTTACAAATAACTAATCTTTGTCGATTAGCTTTTTCATAATCTCTCCATACTCTTTGTGGTATATCTTTCATAATTAAATATTCTATTGCTTGTTCTTCCGTCATTTTACCAATAGGCTTGGTTTTGTGCAATAGATAACCTCTTGTATGTTTTTTAAAATCTGGCTTGGCTTCATCTTCTGCTAACAACCAATACACTTCTACTGGTGGTAGTATACCCCCTTGTAAAGCACAAGCCATCCAGTTTGGATCTGGTACTGTTATCTTAGCAGGTGCTTCAGGATCTTCAGGATCTTCCCATACAATACGATAGTCAGATTGTTTACCCTCTAAGTTTTCTTTTGCCCAACACAATCTTTCCCATAAATGTGTGCCTTGAAACTTTGGTGTTTTTATTGTCATGCTAAATCTCCTAAAACTAAAGCATCTAGTAATGCTAAGTCAACTTGCGAATTACTTGCATTTTCTGTATCCCATCTAAAATCGGCTGTAGTTCTGTCTACAATTGCCCAACCATAATCATGTGCTCCACTTACATCTGTTGTTCCATTATTTAAAGAACATTGACTTGTATAATTAGCACTACTCATAGAATTAGTAAAAACTATATCATAAGAACCTGTTCCATTATCAGTAATACTTGTAACATTAAAACTGTCTCTTGCAGCAGGAGTTCCTGTACCATCAAAATTTATCCATACTTTAGCAACACCATTAAAAATATAACTCGTATCAATAGACTTCTCTGTACCAGTATTAACTGAATCAGATGTTGTTAATGTATCAAATGCTATTGTTCCGTTTGCCATTATGCTAAATCTCCTGTTACATGACTTGTGATGTAATTATCTTGAGAGGTGCCATTAACATACTGTGAACCAAACGCATATGTACTAGTACTAAATTTTGAAGGAGCTACAAACCTTGAATATCTTCTATATGAGTCATCTGTCTCTCCTGTAAAGTGTGCATTTAAGACTGGAGCATACTTATTATCACTCATATTATTTGTAAAACTTGGCTCTCCTATACCTGTTGTTGCGTCAGTTACAGAAGAAGTGTTAAAACTATCTCTTAATGTAGTACCGCTTACATCTGAATAACCACTTTCTCCGTCATGATCATAAGTTATCCAATGTTTACACAACCCTTGTTGTAAGTTCGTTGTGGTTGAACCACCCTCTCCTGTAACAACAATGCTACCTGCTGAAGTTGTACCTGTTAAGGTGTTTGTCTTTAAGGTACTCATGCTAAATCTCCAAATGCCATATGTCCTACTACCTCAGAATCATATCCACTATGACTTGAGTTTTTTGCATACCAAGAAGTTCCTCCTGAGGTTTTATCTGAAGGAGTGCCATTACTAGTTCTTGTACCACTATGTACCATACTTTTTGCATTAGTTGTGTTGTCAGCGTGTGTACTTGAAGAAGCTACCCAATTTGTAGATGAAAAATTATTTGTCATAGTCCATGTTACTATTCCAGTTGAAGTGTCTGTCATACTCGCTTGATTAAAACTATCTAAAACCTCTGGAGTAGTTTGGTCAGTTAATGCCCACGATTTACACATTCCTGACATAGTGTCTTGAGTTTTACCAGATGTTTTCCCTATACTGTCTACTTTAAGTGTACTCACGATGTTACTAACCTTCCACCACTTTCAATGGTTAAAGTAACTCCAGACGCTACTGTTAATGGACCTGTAACTTGTGCATTTTCTGTAGCAAGTATAGTTATATTTGATGTTAAAGATTGTGCGTTAGTTCTAAACATTCCACCATGTTTAAAGTTTCCTTTATTTTCTGCGGCTGGTGTAATTGTTCCAACGGTTCTGCCAAAGAACATAACAAAGATATTATTACCAGAGTTATTACTTGGTGCGGCAGTAAAAGTCAAAGTTGTCCCATCTGGCACTGTATACGCTCCAGTTGGCTCTTGAACCACACCGTCTACAGATACAACAATATCTTGTTCTGAGCTTACAGTTTGATTTAATGTAAAGGTTGTTGTAGTGCCATCTCCGCTAAACTCTTGTCTTGTTGGTAAGCTCTCAAAAGCTGGTGATATATCGTTACCAATCAAAGGCATAACTTACTCCTATTCACTAATTGTGTCTACAACTGACACCCATACATCAGCAGAACTTGCTGTATTACTCTTAACCTTTAACGCATCACCACTAACCATGACAATCTTAGCACCACCATCAAGAACTTGTAGACTTGATCCAGCAGGTATTGGTGCGTCTTTTACAATATGATAATCTACTGAACTTGCTGTGATATATACTTCTACAGTTATTTGCGAGGTGGTTACGTTAGCTATTGTTATTCCTACTATAGCATCATCTGAGTTTGCTGTTCTTAATGTTACAGCACTTGTTCCAACTGCGTTTGCTGCATTCCTTTCAAAATCTTGTGCCATTCTTTACTCCTATAACGCTATTGCCATTGCTACGGCAAAACCTTTTGATGCACCACCAGATGTTATTCCTAAATTAGATGGTGTAATCTTTTTCATTGTACCACCATCATCTACTAAAACAAAGTCTGCATCACTACTTGACGTTGTAGTTGTTGGTGTGTCTGAGTTACCTGTTGTTAATACTGTTCCAGTTGCGTCTGGTAATGTGATTGTGTTTACTGCTGTTGGGTCTGTTACAACTAAAGATGTAGTATTAGAATTATTTGTAGCACCATCCCATATAATAGAGTAATTACCATCTAAAAATATATTATTAAACATTGTAAGTTGCTTATAGGCAAAAATATTATCAAATGCCATTTGAACAAAAGTAGCCTCTGTTCCACTTTCCATTACGTTAAATTCTATATTTCCTTTTTCTGAACCATCAGTTGTTAGAGCTATCTTTCCTACAATTCTACCATAATTTATATTTTCAGAATTATTATTTCTACCTTGAAAAATTATTTCTCCCATTTCGTCATCAAAAGCTGGAGAAGATGAGTTTCTATAAAGAGTTATAGTAGGGTCTGCAACTGCGTCTGCATCTGAATTTGAAATTAATAAATCACCAGTAACTGTTGCACCATCAGATGTGGTTTCAACCTTTTTTACATTGTCGTGATAAAGTTCTACTGCACCATTTTGTGTAGCCAACATCATCGTTTCATTGAAACTGGCATTTTCTATCGTTACAGCACTTCCACCAATTCTTAAGTTTCCAGTTCCACCATCACTTATAAAACTTCCAGATCCTGAATGATATATTTGTAAATCACCACCAGTACCAAACTTTAATTTTTCATTATCAGGAAATAAAACATCACCATTAGCATCTGCTGTTACTGCTTTACTTGCTTGTACTGTTCCTAGTGTTGTTACATCAACATAGTTGAGTTCTGTAGTTGTTGCAGTTACGCCATCTAGTTTGTTTATTTCTGTTGCAGTGGCTGTTATGTTTGTGCCTCCGATATCAAGTGTAGTCGCAGAAACTTCACCAGCAGTTAATGTTCCAGTAATCTCTGCATCTCCACTTACATCAAGAGGAGCAGAAGGTGATGTATTATTTATACCGACCTTACCATCTTGAAGAACTGTCATAGCCTCTACGTCAGTTCCAGTTTGGTTATCCATAAATAACGAATAAGAATTATTATTACCTGTTCTTGAACCCATGTATTTTATAGTAAAACCATGCGTATCAGAACCAGAACTAGCACTTGCTCTTAGAACACCTAAATCAGCAGAAGAAAGACTACCTGTTGTTTTTATAGCGGTACCGCTTGATTGAGATAAATTTATTGTTCCAGATGTGGTTAATCCAGTTAATGTGCCTACAGATGTAATGTTTGTTTGAGCAGCAGTAGACAAGGTTGCAGCTAAAGTTCCTGTAACAGTCGCACCACTGGATGTTGTTTCTAACTTTTTGCTATTGTTGTGATAAAGTTCTACTGAGCCATTTGGATTAGCAACAAGCAAATCTTCAGTTCTGCCTGCATTTCTAATTTTTACAGTACTTCCACATAATTCTAAATTACCTGTACCACCATCTTTAATAATGCTATGACTTGCATTATGAAATATTCTAAGATCGGCATCATTACCTAATTGTATTTCTTCGCTATCAGCAAGAGTAATATCTCCATCACCATTTTTAGCTATAGCTTTAGATCCTGGCAATGTACAAAATATATCTCTTGTGCCAGAACTCCAATTTACAGCATTATTGGAGTTTGAGCTTGATATAATAGTTGTACGGGCAAGGGTAGTACCAGAAGAAGCAAAAGTACCTAACCCTACCTCAAAATCAGTTCCATCAGTACAACAATAATACGTTGTATCACCATTACTTAAATTAGCGGTAAAAGTTTCAAAACCAGATACTGCACCACCTAAAGTATAAGTTCCAGTGCTAGTTGTGGTTGTTGTTTCTTTTATTCTATCTGATAGAACAAAAGCCATTACTTAAGCTCAATAGTTAAGTTCGTAGCATTAATTCTAAATATGTCTCCAGACTCAATCGTCTTAGATGTGTCTAAAGCACCCACAAACAATATGTTACCACTACTTGCCGCATCTGCGATAAACACATGAGTGATAGTATTATTTGTACCACCTGATGCTGGAAAACTAATAGCAGCTGTATTTTTAGCTGTTTGTGTGTCTGTTGAATCTGCACCTATGGTTGTCCAACCAGAAGCTGGAACTTGCTGTCTAGCATAGTTTGTAAATGTTGCTTCTGTTAAAGATCCAGTTTCTGCAGAGGATACGGCTGTTGCCAATCCCACATAGATACTGTCTCCTGGTGTGTTAAATGTAAGAGAATCATTCTTAAAAATATAATGTAACAATCTTCTCTCAAGATAATTGGTTGCTGCGTTTGCTGTCATTTTATTACTCCTTCTTTAAGTTCGTGGCGCTCTTGGTAAGCCTAGTTTATATGCGTCTTCATTTTCTCTAGCTTCTCCAAAATCTTTTAATCTAGTTAATTGATCTACAAATCTTTTTTCATACTGTTGAAGCATATCACTTTCACCTTTCATAAATATGTAAGCTTCAACTAACGATCCATACAAAAGTGCAAATGGAGCATTAGTACTTAACCAAGTTGTACCACTATCTGCCCCAGCGGTCAAACTTGCAGGTCTATAATAATAGTGAAGTTCTACTGCATAATTGCTATTTGGTGTTGGTGCTATTAAAAAGTTATTTATGTCAAATATACCATAATATCGAGGCAATCCAGAACTTGCTGATGTTGGAAAAGCCTCTTGTAAAAAGTTAATATCTTTTAATTCTAATACATTTTCACTACCAGAAGTTGTTATTTGTAAAGAAAAAGAATTTAAATAATCTGCTGGAACTCTTAAAAATTTATCGTTTTGAGTCAATGCGCTTGTTACATTTTTTCTAAATACTTCTAAATCAACAAGTTTAAAAACTCTTTCTTCAGCAGCTTTTATAAAGTCAGATAAATGAGAAACAAATGATGTTTCAGTATTATCTGAGTAATCTTGTATTGCTGTTTTTAATTCTGCAAAAGTAAAACTCATTTAATTCTCCACAGTAACTGGACCTGCCGAAGCAACAGGCCCTCCAAAATCTATGTTTAATCCTGCATCTACTTCTGTAACAGTTATTTGAGCCCCCATGTTTCCATGAATACTACATTGGTAGAACAATGTTGATGGAGCTCCTGAAGCTACTGTAATCTCAGTATAGGTTGATGTGGATGTTACGCCTGTTGTATATTGTGTAGTTTTGTCTGCATCCAGATAAAGCCTTAATGGATGTGAGGACATATCACTTGAACTCAGTGTAAACCTATATGTGCTTCCAACTTTAAATGTTAACTGAACATCTGCTGTGGCTGTGCTGCCATTAATAGCGTATTTATTAGAAGAACCAACATTATAACTTGGATGATTACTTGGATTGCCACCAACCACTGTCACGGTATAATTGACTGATTCTGTTGCAGTAGAAATGTTTGGTATTGTAAACTTGTAAGTATCATCAGTTAAAACTGTTATGGAATATCCTGTTGAAAGCTCCATAGCACTTTGTGTAACAAGACTGCCAACACCTAATGAATTTCTAAATCTAACTGTATCTCCAGTTGTTCTTCCATGATTTGTTTCTTTTACATTAATAACCCCAGATCCAGAATGTGTATAAGGATTTGGATTTAATAATCTTTCAATATCAGGCTCTGATCTTTTATCTGGTCTTGGGTCATTTAAAGACTGAGCATCTTCAGCTTTTATTCTGCCAAGAAAATTTTGCGGATGATCTTGATCAACCATGTCTTTGCCTACTCGTAACCCATTTCTTACACCATTCCTAAATTCATACACTAGGTCACTTAGATCATATCTAAATCCTGATCTGTCACAAAATCCGTATGCGTATTTTCCTCTAGCTTTTGTCACTATCTAACTCATAAAAATACTTATCTGTTTCACCTAGTCTAAAATTTTGTCCATTTTCTACCTGATACTCTATGGTGCTAACCTTAAAATCAGGTTTTAGTGGTTTCTTTGGAGATAAAGAATTGTCAAATATTCTGGTTCTGTTATTTGGATATAGGCAATACTGACCATTATCTAATTCAATAAGATTAGATGATTTATGCTCTGCTGGTGTTTCGCTTGTACTATAATCAATTTGATCACAATCATAGTGATAGTTATCTAATGTACAAATATAAGCACCTTTTTGTATACCATGATCTCTTGTGTATACTTCATACTCCATTGTAGATATAAACTGCTTCTGCACCGCTACGACTCCATAATCCATACAATTCCAAAACTGAAGGTTGGCAAGGTCCATATCTGTCTTGGGAACTTCTGGTCTAGAGACAAATGCTGATATTGGTAGTTTATCAAATAAAGCACCATAATCAGGCAAGTAAGTTTCAAAATAAAAAGCTCGCCCAGGAATAGATTTTGCTGTAACCCAAACACCTTTTACAAATTCTCCAAATCCATCATCTAAGTCCCTTAAATATTCTTTTCTTACCCAAACTTCTATAGAAGGCAAATTGCATATAAGTCCTGCCATTATCTATTATTAAACATTAACCCTCTAGTTGCGGCACCACCACCACGCATCTTCATAACTTTGCCACCTTTTTTCATATAGCCCATTTTGTTACGAACCTCTGTTGGCAACTTACTTAAGCCTTTACCTTTATTACCCTGTGGAACAGCCTTTAAACCACCACCACCTTTCAGTGTTTGCGGCTTAGACTTACCCATCATTTTATCA